TATCCCCTTCTTCTCTGAGAGCCACCGTACAAGCACCTCAGCGGCTTCGCTTAGTTCCCTGCCGGTTAGCTTGGTGGTAGATGTTTTTTGGTACATGGCCTTGATGATGGGCTTGTAGAGCATCTCTTTGACCAGCCCCTCAGTAAACGGGACTTCTATCTGGTCATTGAAAGGGTGCTTGTTGGAATACCCGGCATCGTTAAGTTGTTCTGACATCTGTCTAAACCATAGATGCATGGCGTTGTTCTGTCGCTCAGTCCTGCCTGCTGGCTTGATTGAGTACAGGTGATAACTGCCTTGGCTGAACTGATCTTTTACAAAGTCTATAAAGAACTCCAGCTTTTCCTGACTATCTACAATCCACCTATGCCCGTCCATCTTCACCCCTAAGACACCCGTTCTTGTTGTATCCATTCCATCAAAGCACCCAACGGTCTCAAGTGTTCCCGCCCTACAAACCAGCCAGAACCATGTCCCAAATCTTTTTCCACCATGACCTCTTGAGCCTGCGTAACGCCGATACAACCTGGTATATCAAACAGGTCATCTTCCTCTGTCTTGCAAACCAGTACCGCTACTTGCCAATCGAACTTTGAGTGCTTTGCAAAAAGCAGATTACCCTTCGGCGAAAACGTCCCCTTCACCTGTACCCGTAGTTCTTTTTTCCCGCAATCCACATAGATGTCAGTGCCTAAATCTGGCCCCATCTCGCTGAAGCCGTGACTCATTCCTAACGCCTTCCTAACAGCAATTTCTGAATGAACACCTAGCAGCTCTACGTCCAAGTCCGATCTGTTGGTATCCACCCTCATGTTCGGCACGCCAGTGGCCCGCGACATATGAGAAGCCGTCCTAGCCATGCGGATAGACATATCAAGTTCTGATGCCTTTAGCCTGACTTTCATGGATTTTCAGCCCAAATAAAAATGTCAATGAAAACAACAATATGCCCCTTTTGCCCCTTTTGCCCCACTTTTTGGGGGCCGCCCCCTAAAACACGGGCAAAACGGGCATTTGGGGCAAATTCTTGATTTTGCTCACATTTTTTTATCACCACTTTTCACCTATCCAGCGGTAATTTTTGGCATTGTTGCCGGGATTGCGTCTGAGTTTGAGCATATTGCCTCTTAGTAAATCCATGCAGTTACGCAGCGACTTCTTTGAGCATTCGTTAGGGTTCAGGTGTTCGTCATTTAGCATCCTAAATAGCTCTGTCAGGCTGTATTCAGCGCCGCCCTTCATTACGGACTCTAGGAACAGCACTTCGTCTTCATATTTGGCGAAAGCCTTGCCGACATTGATCTGTGCCATCTGCTTCTTCTTCAGCTCGCTTATGTCATCTTCATCAAGAAACTCAACGGAATCCACAGATTCCTCGTAGCCAACGGTTTCTTTTGTCTGCCTATATCGGAACCCGCCAGAGAATGAAATCTGGCTACGATCCTTCTCGTTGATAACCAGAAGCTCTTGATGGTCAGCGAATTTGTCGTTGAGGGGATCAAGGCCAAACATATTGTCAACGTCAGCTTTAAGATCGCCTACGCCTTCGTAGATTAAGCGACCGTCTAACGATCGATGCTTGTTACAGTGACCCAGAAGGATGATCGTGCCACCTGCTGCGGCGAACTGCCTGAAGACATGAAGAATGTCCCGCATATCGCCTTTGTTCAGCACTGGCGCAAACTTCTTCAAGGTGTCACAAATCACTATCTTGCCGTTTGCTTGTCCTTCAAGCCGTATCATGTTCAACAACCCCAAGGCATCCTGAGTGGTGCGTAAGCCAGGGTCTTGGCTTGTGGCTAGGGTAATCATCGACATCCCGTGCTTTTGGCCCATCTTTGCCTTCTGAACCACGCCCCTAGCCCCGTCATCTTCGTTGAAATAAATGACATCTGAGCCTTTGATTAGGTTGTTCCGGATGGACTTAAACAGGCTACCCAGCACCCACACCGTCTTACCGGCCCCAGAAGGCGCGTAGACGAGCGTTACGGTTCCGGTGGTAATCATGCCTGATATAACTTCGCGTTCGTTAGCGAGCCTCTCCTCAAGCTCTGCGATGCGGTGGTTGGTTGCCGCCGCCTGCAATCTGGCTAGCGATGAAATCGGTTGTGCGTGACCGTTGACTCCTGAGTATCTTTCGTAATATTCGTAGCTCGCCATTGGTGGCCTAGCTTCGTTGAACTCTTTTATCTTATTCATTAATTCATCGTCTTTATCCACAATATGCGTCCTCCTCGACAACCTTGTATCGCCAAGCTGAGTTATTTTGTAAGACTTTCACAAACTCTTGCAGTTTTTGGGCATCCATGCCGCGTAACTTCTCGCCCTTACGAAAAGCGCCGTGGTACACCAGACACCAGTGCATCATGTAATCCAGATCGTCAGCAGAGAATGTCCTGACCCACTTGGTAGAAGCCTCAGACCACATACCTTGCGACCGTAACGCATCCAGCACCTCGTCTTGGGTGCAACCCGAAAAGCAATGCACAAGGATTTTGTCATCCGCGTCCGTGATTGACAGGCTAGGGCTTTTGTCATCATGGGCTGGGCAACAGGCGGTATATCTGAACTGGCCTACTTTCTTAAATTTTGGAAGGTTTGATAGCTTATTCAGAACTGAAGCAGGGCTTTCTCTCTCTACTTCCTTTCGTCTTTCCCCAAACGGGCTAAAGCCTAGCGGCCCATCTTTGTTTTCCACTTGATTCCCTTTTTGTTGAGCGGAACCTATAACTCTGAATCAGCCACTCTAGCTTGTCAACAAGTTGCTTACCTTTTTTAAAGATCGCTAGGGTTGTCAACTTGCGTTATCTTGAGTTAAAATCCGTTTAGGTCAACAAAGGAGGGAGGAGTATGGCCGATAAAAGCAAAGGTGAAGTAGAGATCCACGGCAAAGTTTATCTAACTGTTGCCAGAAGGGTTGATGACTTTAGAAAGTCGGAACAGTTCAAGTGCTGGTCAATTGAAACAGAACTGGTGAGTGCTGAAGATTCAATGGTGGTAATGAAATCAACTATTCGAGACAGCGATGGCAAGATTGCAGCTACTGGATACGCTGAAGAAAACCGTAGTTTTGGGAAGATCAACAAGACTTCTGCTTTAGAGAATGCTGAAACGTCAGCGGTCGGCAGGGCATTGGCATTCCTGGGGCTAGGCGGTAGTGAGATAGCCAGCGCCGATGAAGTATCTACGGCCATTGCACATGGTTCGATAAAGGATGCGATGGAACCGATCTTGCAGCATAACGAGGCAGCCAGAGAGAACTTTGACTCCATTTACTTTATCAAGGAGTACATCAAAAGCGGCGATGTTGCCGGAGTTGCACAGATATGGCTTGAGTTGTCCAACGAGATAAAAGAAGCCTTATGGGTTGCCCCTACCAAGGGCGGCGTATTTACCACAGAAGAGCGGGCTTTCTTAAAGTCTGATGAGTTTGCACAAGCGAGGAAAGAGGCAGCATGAGTGAAGAGCGAGATTTCGTAAACGGCATGATTGTTAAAAAACCTAATAGTAATGCTCCAGATTGGGTTAAAGCCAAGGTGTCTATCAAACTTGATGACTTTAAAGGCTGGATTGGCAGTTTTGTTAAAGCCAACCCTAACGATGAGTGGATAAACATCGACATCAAAGAATCACAGAAAGGCACGTGGTACGCCGAGCGTGATACATGGAAGCCCAATAAAGAGGGTTCCGCCCCCATAGCCAAAGCAGATGATGATCTGCCGCCCGGCTGGTAACATTAACCGCCGCTGCGTGACTCCTGTAGTGGCAATTTTGCCCAGACCCCAAGCTCTGGGCTTTTTTTGAGGTAAAACTATGTCTGATAAGTATGTTTATTGGCGCGAGCTGGGCGATATGTTCAAAGCCTACACCGCACCCAAGTTAATGCGCGTCCTGGATGCGAACGGCATTCCCTATCGGAAGGATGCGAAAGGCAAGCCAATGGTTGAACGTGTTCACGTTGATTCTACTGCTGATACCACTAGCGCAGTTGAGGCAATGGATAATATTGAAACGCTGATTGAAGAGTTCCCTACCAGCGTCACGATCCAGTCTGAGTGATATTTCCTAGTCTCTGGTGGTACTTCACGTTTTCCAAGTGTTGTGCCATCACTTCTTCTTTCGATTGGCCGTGATACTCGACCGCCAGCCTCATATCTAACAGCACATTGTTCAGGCTTTTAGTCTGAAAGCCGTCACC